GTTAACTCTGACAAAAATACAATAAATACTTCTTACAAGATTTCAGCTGCTAACTGCTCGCAATACATTGAACATAACTCTGGCAAATATATACGCATTAAAACATGCATTGACATTTGGAATTTGTAGCGCTACAATATATATTGCAGTAATGAAGGAGGAGGTGATAACTATTATGGTTTATGGGCATGGAAGAGTAGGCAGAAATGTTACTGTAAGTCATTGCTATGGGCAGCGATATAAAAACGACACTTCTGGCCCGCCTGAGTTTGTCGATTATGTGATTGATATCTATGGCACGTATGTTCCCGAAAGAGCGACTAGATTTGCAAGGAGGCTTACTGGAGACAAAACAATCGTAATAAATAATGTAGAAACTGAAACTGGTTACTACGCTATGGATTTGGAAGAGTTTATGAAGTTTGCTAAGGAGTGCAACTAATATGGCTGATAACACTGATATGATTCCGTCCGTTGATGCGGCTAAGGTTCTTTCTGGTAACGCAGTTCAGATTAATACTCTGAACACTGACACGTTCGATGGTAAGATTACGGCGCTTAATGCGCTCAACAATGCGGTTTCTTTGAAGGACGCTAATTCTTCGCTTAAGATTTGCGATTGCATTGCGCTTCCAGGTGTGCGTAAGGGACGTAATAATACGGCTGATACCGAGTGCCAGAATACGTACCTTATTGATGTTGACGGTAATGCATATTTTACGCAGTCTGACGGCATCGCGCGTTCCGTGCGCATGATTTACATGCTTTTCCCAGACTTCGGTAAGTCGTCTGATGTTGGTTACCTTAAGGTTCGAGTTGTCGAGAAGAAGCTTCCCAATGGTAACACAATCAAGTCTTTGGTTGTTGACGCATAGTTTCTTCTAAATCTTGTCATGCGCCCGACTAGTAAAGTTACTGGTCGGGCGTTTTTATCTTTGGAGGCGATTCCATATGCCCAGAGCACATAAGCATTCTGACGATGTTTATAACGCCAGAAGGCGCGCAAAAAGAGCGCTTGATAGGCTTAACAAGCAGATAGGCTCTGCAACTGGCGAGTTAAAGAAGGAATTGCAGCAGCAGGCAACTTCGCTAAAGCAGACTATCGAAGGCTCAAGGTATGACAAGAAGAACAAGCGATACAACGTTGATTATAAGGAAGTAGACAGACGCACAGAAACAGTTAGAGACTTTATTGTCAAAGTTAAAAGACATGCAAGAGAGTTTAGCAAAGCAGAAAATCGTCGTAAAAATGAAATGCTAAAGTCTTTTTGGAAAAGCGCCAAAAGAACAGAAGCACAAAAAGCCACAAACGCGCCACGAACACCAGAGCAGAGACTTGCAAGAGCAGAGCAGTCATTCGTGTATAAAATGACGCTTCCATTGTGGCAAGGCGGTGATGTGGAGCTTAGGGATGAAAACATATTAGCTGCATTAAGTAACATAGAGCTTCCAAACGGCAGACATATTAGTAACATGCAAGATGTCGCAGATTATTTGAGGCAATTGTATCCAAACGATTATCCAACTTTAGATGACTTTGCTGAAAACGGATTTGATGTTAATAGAGAAGAAAGCAGCCCAGAAGATAGCAACCAGAATGTGATTGCACCTACGCTTTCAATGTGGCGTTCAGTTGGCGCAGACGTGTGATGGCTTATGGGCAGAGAAGAATTTACGATAGCAGCCATATATGACACTGAAACAACAAACATGTATGCTGGAGTAGATTCTAGAGCGTTTCCTTGCTTGTTTATTGTCAACGATATCAGGGGAGTAGATATCAGTGACTATGAGACAGGGAGGGACGATAACGTAAAGTTCTTTAGATATGAAAATGAAATGCTGGATTATATTTCATCGCTTATTGTGTGGGGTAGTGAAACGAATAGGGTTCCTATAATTGCCGCCTACAATCTCATGTTCGATTTGCAGCCATTGATGGAAAAAATAGCTGGGTCGTATAAGGTCAAAGTCACGGCTCAATCTTCTACGCATGTATATGTTTTGGATTTGGTAGATGATGAAGATAAAATTCTGCTTAGGTTCTGGGACACATGGTATCTAGAAATGCGAGGATTATCTGCAATGGGCGAAACATGCGGATTGCCCAAAGCAGTTGGTGATTGGGATTATTCTTTGATAAGGACACCAGAAACGTATCTCACAAAGGAAGAAATGTTCTATGCTGGAAGGGATACGCAGGTAATCCCAGCTTATTTGAAATATTTGTTGCATTCAAATGATTGGCTAAAGCAGTCGGATTTTGGTATTACAGTTCTTACAAAGACTTCGCTAGTAAGACAAATGGCAAAACATAAGATAGGCAACATTAGATATTCTAAGAATAATGGAAAGTCTATAACACAATCTAAGATGTTTAATATGTTGTGTAAGGAAGAGATGCCATATTCTTTTAAGTGTTATGGTCTTAGAAAGGCATGTTTTCGTGGAGGGCTTACCTTTACAAGTGCAAGGTATGCAGGTGTAGTTGTAAAGAATGTTGCCAGTCTAGACGTTACTAGTATGCATCATGCATTTATAAATGGTCGTTATGTTCCAACTAAGTTCAAGCCAGCAAATGATAAATTATTAGAGAATGCATATAATCACATAGTAAATCAAGTAACAATTGCTGATGTTCTTGAAAATTATCATAGACCATTTAATGTTGCTTTTCATATGCAGGTTAGGCTTGATAATATAAGACTTAAAGCTGATAGTTGTTTTGAGAAGTGGGGAATTGCGATTCTTCCTAGTGCCAAATTCAGGTTGAAGGCCGAAAGAATTCTTAACGATGATGTGGTAAATGAAGCAAACATGTACGCGGAGACTATGAACAGACTTTCTGGATATGTTGATAGGGTAGAAAATGGTGTCTTTGCTTTTGGAAAATTGTACAAAGCAGATAGCATAACAATATATGTTTCTGAAGTGGAATTATTTGCGCTTACTAGAGTCTATCAATGGGGTAGCCATAAATGCATATTTGGTGAGGTAACACAAAAGTTTGATAGGCCACCTGATTACGTAACGCTACAAAGCAATTTGTTGTTTGGCATGAAAACTGATGTAAAGAACATATTAAAGAAGTATCATAAGGGAACATCATACGAAGATGATATACCTGATACAATTCCAGACGGTTTGGCATTTCAGATTAGGCATGGTGCAATAAGCGAGCATTTTCTAGAAAGTTATTATGTGTCTACGGTTAAAGGACAATTTAATTCAATATATGGCACTATGGCGCAAGACATTTATAAGCCCGATTTTATGGTGGAAAATGATGGTGAATTGCATGTTGACAAAGACACACAAGTTACAGAAAGTAATTGGGAAGATATGCAGCCAGATTATTCTAAGGTTTTATATACTTATGGCTTACGTATTGTGGGTGGCTCTAGATTGCATCTTATTATTGCGATGGAATTGTTATATAAGGCGTTTGGGGATAGTGTTATTGTTACTGGCGGCGATACTGATTCTATGAAGGTAAGTTGTGAAGAGTCAATTACTGACGATGATTTGTTGCGAGCTTTGGAGCCGTTGCATACTGCAATTACTAGGGCGATAAATCTTACCATGGAAAGGGTGCGAGAAGAGTATCCGCAATATGCAAGCGATTTGAAACATATAGGATGCTTTGAGGTTGAGAGTTGCGGTGCAGCAAAGCGTTATAAGTTGCATATGGAAGCGTGGAACAAGGCTAGGGTATCGGTTGACTTAGACAATAAGGTACATATAACATGCGCTGGTTTGTCTAGGCCAGATGGTATGTACACTATTGAGAATTTTGCGAATGACATGTTGCTTTCGTATCCACCTGAAAAAGTGTTGCCATTATGTTTGGGATATAATGAGTTCGTAAAGCCTTGTCTAAGTTTTTCGCTTGAAACTCATCATCCAAAACCTACAGATGTATTTGATTCATGGGTGACAGATTATCGTGGTATAAAAAGGCATGTTGTAGCGCATGAAAGTAATGCACTTTATGCAGCTGCAAGGGTGCTTGGAGATTTGAACAAAAGCGTTAACAGAGATTCTATAACTTATGTAATGAATGAATATAACAGAAACATTGATGATAGAGAGAAGATATTAGATTTAGATAAAGAAGGTAATCCGTGCATTTATATCGACGGCAACTTGTATATGAAGGGAGTGAGGCATTTTGAGTAAGTATTATGATTGGAATAAAACGCTTGCTTATGACGCAGACGTTACTATGGTAGTTGGAGCGCGAGGAATTGGTAAAACGTATGGCGTTAGGTTGCAATGCATAAGGGACTATATAAAGAACGGTTTTAGATTTGTTGAGTTGGTTAGATATAAGAACGAGCTTTCTGGCGTTTCTTCTGGATACTTCGATAGGGTAGAATCAAATAAGGAATTCCCAGAGTATGTTTTTAAGACAGATTCCAATATGGCATTTATTGCGCCTAAGCCAGAAGATGATGATAAGCCTAAATGGGAACTTATCGGGTATTTTCTTGCATTAAGCCAGGCGCAGGCCATTAAAAAGAGAACTTTTGACAATGTAAAGAGAATTATTTTCGATGAAGCTATTCTTGATAAGACTGACAGGTTTCATCATTATCTTCCGCGTGAATTTACTATTCTTGCAAACATTGTTGATACTGTATCGCGTGAGAGAGCAGACACAAAGGGAATTTCGCCCAGACTTTATTTGCTTGGAAATGCTCTGGATGTTATGAATCCATATTTTATGCATTATAACGTGGGAATACCTAAGTATGGTTATACGTGGCATAATGGCAAGACAATGATATTGCATTATGTGCAAGATGCAGAGTATTCCAAGCACAAAGCCACTGATACAGTCGCAGGTCGAATGTTGGCAGGCACAGAAGAAGGTTCGATAGCAAGCAATAATGAGTTTGCAAAGATGAACGATGATTTCGTAATGAAAAAGACAAAGGAAGCGAAGTTTTCGTTTGGCATAAAATATAACGGATATAGCTACGCTATTTGGGCCGATTGGAGCAATGGATATTACTTTGTTACTTCTAGAATACCTAAAAACACTGACAAACCTATATTTGCACTGACGTTAGATGATAATAGGTTGAATTATATTGCAGCCAGACGCGCAGAAGCAATGTTGCAGGGATTTGTAGAGTTACATTATGCAGGTGTAATTCGTTATGAATCAATTCCTATTAGGGAAAGATTCAAGGAAATTCTTAATCTGTTTGGAGTGAGGTAACTATGGCAAATATTAATACGCCTAATTATTATAAGACTGGGAAAATCGAATGCATCAACGCTATGGAAGATATCTGGGGCGAGGAAGCCGTAGGTATATTCTGCAAGCTCAATGCGTTTAAGTATCTTTATAGGGCTGGCAACAAATATGGTAACAGTGAGCGTAGCGACATACAAAAGGCAATAGATTATCTTGTAATGTACAGGGATAGCTACCTTGACGAGCAAAACGATTAGATGTAAACTGATAGTGTCATGCGAGAGCATAGTTTAACGCGAACAAGTAGATGTAACTAGGTGTCACGTTTGGAATATAACGCTAGTTCATCGGGACCTTGACAATCCTTTTAGTTTGCACTATGCATCCTTGTGTGATAGTATTGCCCTATACGGAGTGCGCTGCATTTCCGTGTAGGGCTATTTTTATAGTGCTATTATTCAAGAAAGGATAGAAAATGCTGAAAAATTATGTAAGGGCTGCAACCGGAACTGATGATGTAAAGGCTGCAACCGGAACTGAAGAAAACGCTACTGATTCTGGTGTTAATAACAATGCCGACAATTCTAATAGCACTGACTCCGCTGGCAATGTGTCTACTGATAATTCTTCTAATGATTCTATTATGCAAATTCTGAGCAGCATCAAGGACGAGCAAGCATCCCTGCGAGCACAGCTTATTTCTATGAAGGATAGTATCTCGCAGTTTGTCGATGCTGGTGGCGTGATTAGGGAGGATGATAACGTTCCATCAATTGACGATGATGAATCTAACGATTATGTACCTATTGAAGAGCTTGATTTGAACATTTAGGAAGGTAGTAAATTATGGCAACCAATAATAGTACCATTATTGCTAGCGTTTACCTGAACGCAAATAACGATTATCAGCAGCGCATTCCAACTCCCACACAGAGCAATATTAGCGCAACTGTCAAGGCACTTTTTGACCCCATGAACAAGGCTTACTTTAATCAGTTCATGGACATACTTATTAATCGTATTGCTTTTACGTATGTTCGTGGTAAGGAATGGGATAACGTTCTCGCGCCGTTTAAGGGTGCAAAGGTAAACTATGGTAGCACTATTCAGGAAGTTGCGCCTAAGTGGATTCGTGCGCATAGTTACGATGATGAAGCCGAAACTCTGCTCAAGTTGCATAGGCCAGAAGCGCAGAGCTGGTATCACTCCCAGAACAGGCGCGACCAATACGCAATTACTATCAACTATGACGAGCTCCGTACTGCATTCACTGACGAGTACGGTTTGAATTCGCTTATCTCGCAGATTATGACTGTTCCTATGAGCAGCGATAACTATGACGAGTATCGTATTATGCTTCAGTTGCTTGCCGAGTACAACAATTCTTGGGGCTTTTACAAGCATCATCTTTCTGGTGTTCCTTCTGATGATGCTACTGGTAAGGAATTCCTTAAGGCTGTTAGAACTTATGCTGGCAAGCTGAACTTCCCTTCCACGCTTTATAATGCGCAGTCTGTTACCGATATTCCAGTGTTTGCAAAGAACGATGAACTTGTGCTGTTCACTACGCCAGACATTCAGGCTACTTTGGATGTTGATACCCTTGCGGCAGTCTTTAACATTGAGCGCGCGAATATCCAGCAGCGTACTGTAATTGTTGACGAGTTCCCTATTCCTAACGCAGTTGCCCTCCTTACTACGCGCGATTTCTTTGTGTGTTCTGATACTGTTTACGAGAACACTAGTTTCTGGAACCCGCAGCGTATGGACACTACATATTGGTTGCAGCATTGGGGTATCTATTCCGTTTCGCCGTTTGTTCCCGCGATTCTGTTTACTACTGATGAAGGAACTACTGTTTCTAACATTACGCAGACTGTTACTGGCATTTCGGTGAAGGCAGATACGGCAACGGCAGATGCAGGCTCTGATGTTGGTATTACTGTTGCGCTTACTGGCACTGTTACGCCAAACGATGCTGGCATTGTTGTTGCGCCTAATGCAGCTACTTATGAGCTTTCCGCGGCAGATAGTAATGGTAAGGCGTATGAGCTTACTCCAGTTACGCGAGTTGATGAATATGGTATTCTTCACATTTCGCGCAAGGTTGCAAGCGGAACCGTTATTACTGTAAAGGCTACTGCAACCTATGTTAATCCTAGCGGTCCTACTAAGGTTTATAGCGGAACTACTACTGTTACTGTTAAGTAGTATTTAACTAGACATATTCCTTTACTTAGGTGGGGAGTTAGGTACGTGCCGCCTAACTCCCCACAGTTTAGGGGGTGTAATATGAGTTATAATGATGCACAGTTTCCGCACCTAAATGATACGGAGTTTCCGAACCTTTCAAACATGGACGTATACAAGTATCAGAATACGTTCGATTATAAGCGCTGGGCTGACGGAACTAGAATTTATCTTTGTAATGTACTTTTTAACAGTGATTACAAGGATGTTGTAAAGTTCAAGAACGATATCGAGCGAGACAATTATTTTGACAAGCTCAATTCTTACACAGTAGAGCTAAAGACTAGGTTTCATGTTGCGCCAGATAATTCGGTAAAAATTCCAGTGCCTTACACGGTTGCTTCAAAATACAATTACCTTTATGTAGATTTGCCTACAATGACTAGCGACAATGAGCCTATTAATTATGAGTCTAATAGGCGCGAGCATAGGTATTTCTATTTTATCAATGATGTTGTACAGCTGGCCCCCAGCTCAACCATGCTTATAGTGGCAATTGATAATTGGACCACATTTATTAATGATGTTGATATTCCTTATATCATGCTTGAACGCGGTCATGCACCTATGCACGTAACTAACGTCGAACAATATCTTAACAATCCTATCGAAAACAATCAGTATCTTCTCGCGCCAGACTTTGACTTTGCAAACGGAAACGATTCTGTAAGAACTAGCGAGTTCGTCCCAGTGAACAATGGCGAGAAATATGTCATGTTTGCTACTACCATGAGTGAGTCGCAGGTAAAGGCGCAAAAATATCCAGACGCTATCAACGGAAATACAACGCCAGCAACTTTTTCAAATGCAAACGCAAGAAATGGATACCAATATATAGTCAATGGATACGATTGGAACTTGGGCGATTACGACTATAACAACATGCAAGTTGACAGTACGCCAATGCATAGTTTTGACGGCTCTATTCCAAACAACACAACTGTTATTGCAGTAAAGGCAAGCAACGCGCGTTCTATGTTTGCATATATGAGTGAGCATATTCCGTTCTTCTATAAGACGATTATGGCTTGCTTTATGGTTGACGACACCATGTTCAACAAGGGAGAGCAGTTTAAATTCTGCAATGTAACGTGCTTTACTGTAAGGCCAGCTAGCGATAGCATCATTCACACATTGAAGCTAACTAAAGATAAGTTTGGATATAATGCTAAATACGCCAAAATCACTAAACTTTACACGTATCCGTATGCGCATATCGAAGTTACCGACAACAATGGCAATGTAAAGACTTTCAGAATTGAGAACACTAGCAACGTAGAAATGCATAAGGATGTTAGCCTTGCGTTTCCATACCTTAGCATCCAGACGTATCTTACTGGCATAAACGGTTCTGGTTATGCAGACTACAAGTGGCAGAACATTAATGCAACATCCGTAAACCATAAAATGTACGCAGATGATTTTGGCGATTACCTTTGGAACTGGGGCATTCCTACATACGCACTTTATGTAAAAAGTTATGACGTATATAAGGCAGAGAATTACCCTAGCCAATATGTGAATCGCTATAATGCAATTGCTGAATATCACAAATCGGTTGGCATGGCGAACACGCAATACCAGAACAGTGTTGATGCAGCAGACAACACAAAGGCAATGACAAACAATAGCGCTTCAACCGAGAACACAAACGCTATCAATATGGCAGGCACCATCAACACGAACAACGTTGACAGCGCAAACACTGGGCAAAGCAACGCAAACGCAAGCGCCAACACGGCAAAGACAAACACTGACAATAACGCAAATACTCTGATTACCAACACGGCAGTTGAAACTGCAAAATGCGCCGACCTTACCACAAAGGGCAATGCAAACAGTTCAATGGTAACTAGTGAGAACAACACGCTAAACTCTAGTAACGTCGCATATGACATCGGCATGACTAGACAAAACACAGCCATTGAAAACCAACAGACTATTACCACTGGTATTTCAAATGGAATTACGGCAGCAGTTGGTGGCGTTTCAAGCGCAATGGGAAACATAGGTGCAGGCCCCGGCAACATTCCTGGCGCGATTGGCAGCCTTATTTATGGTGCCGCACAATTGGCAAATGCTGGTGTCTCAACTTGGGCAACTACTACTGCAAACAGTGCTATCGCAGATGCAACAATCGGAAACAACAGACTTAAGTTGCAAGCTGCAACTGGTGTTAACACTAGTATTACTACAGCTACAAATGCATACAATGATGCTGTAACTGAAGTGTCTAACAATGCGGCAATTACAAAGACCAATAATTCCGCCAATACGATGAAAACAAATGCAACCAATACGCAGACCACAGAGAAGGCAAACGCACAAAGAACTAGGGATACTAGCGTAGGAAACGCAAACAGAACAAAAGACACTAGCATAGGAAACGCAAATCGCACTCTATCCAATTCAAACACTAACGCACAGCTTAATAGAAACCTTACTGTAGCAAATAGTGGTTATACGCGAGAGCAAACAGTTGATAACGCAAAGATTACGCTTGAACAAAGACGTATCGAGAATCTGCAAAACTATCGTAGCAAGGCACTTTCTAACCCTATCGCGTATGGAAGCACTAATGGCGACATGACTTTGGATGCTTTTGAGCGCAGGGGTTTGCAAGTCAAAATCAAGACAGAGCTTGACGGTTATATTGCGCAAGCTGGAGACTTGATGCTTAGATATGGATATGCACTTAATCAAGTATGGGATATCGGCAACAGTGGGCTCACACTTATGAAATACTTTACCTATTGGAAGGCGTCTGATATTTGGATTAATGAGGGCGCAGGTGTTAATCAAGGCGCACAGCAGGATATCAAGAGTGCGTTTGAGAACGGCGTTACCGTTTGGGATAATCCCGATAAGATTGGCAAGGTGAGTATCTATGACAACTGATAACGTAACAAGCGCAAATGATACGCTTGATACCGCTACACAATATATAAGCATGAAAGACAAGGACGGAAGCAGGTCTATTGTAGAGCTTTGCGATTTGGAGCTGCAAAGCGGATATTCTGGAATGACTGATGCAGAAATTGCAAAGCTTATCAAGTACCATGAAGCAATTGCAAAACGAGACGAAAGCATTGCTCTGCAAATGAAGAGTCTACAAGCTCAACAAGATGCACTAAATGAATCGCTAAAAAGGCAGGAAGAAAATGCAGATGCAATGTTCGCAAAGATAATTAATATGATTCCAGTACTAACAACTGTTACAGGAAATGAGGTAAGCTAATATGAGTAAATCTAGGAAGATGCGTAGATGTAACAGTTTTGGGCTTGATAACTACTGGCAGACTTCTGACTATAATTCTGCGCTTTTTATGATGTACAGGCAGCAGATTATCAAGCTCGCAATGAATCGCTTCAAGTGGGTAAATCTTCCGCCTACTTGTAACGAAAGATACCTTGAAATGACTCTGCTGTTTCAGGGTATCGCAACTATTGCGTTTCCGTCTAAGCAGCGAGGTTTCAAGTGCTCAAATCGTAATGGTGTTATCGTATGGGATAATCGCGCGCGTTATCCGCTTATGCAAATGGTGGATATGTGGGCAAGGGAACTTGTAGACATTAGACGCACTAAACAGTTGAACAGAATGCATGTAAAGACTCCATACCTTATCAAGTGTTCACCAGAGCAAGAGCAGCAGGCCGAGAACATTTACAAGCAAATGGCAGGTGGAGAGCCAGCAATTATCACAACTACTGGCATTGAAAACATCGATATTGATGTTATCAAAACTGATGTGCCATATCTTGGAGAAGAATT